ATATTACATTTGAGGAAGTTCTTGAAATGAACTATCAGAAACTGAGTGCTCGCTATCCGGAAGGTGCTTTTGATGTTTATCGCTCAGAAAACCGTGTTCAGGGCGATTTGTAATAAATATTTCAAAAAATATGTCTATTCTTGGAAAAAGAACGGGAAGACCAATAAGTAGAATTCAATTTAATGCAATTCTTAAAAGATTTATAGTTTTCTTAAAAAGGGAATTGAGTTTAACTATTGATATTCCTTATATTCTTATTGACGATGCGGATTTTTCAAAGAAAAATGGTGCATTTGGTATGATGAATAGTGATGGGATTATTTACATTAGTATTATTAATCGCCATCCAATAGACATTTTAAGAACTGTTGCTCATGAGTTTGTTCATTATAAACAATCTATTATGGGTAAAGTACTGAAATCCAATCCTGGTAGTCCTTCAGAAAATGAAGCAAATGCAAAAGCAGGAGAAATTATGAGAAAGTATGGAAAACTTCATCCAGAATTATTTGATCTAATATCCATTAGGTGATTTAATTCTTTTATTGGGGGCATAGCTCAATTGGTAGAGCACTTGCTTTGCAAGCAAGATGTTTCGGGTTCGAGTCCCGATGCTTCCATTAGTGGAGAGTAGGGGAATATTATAAATAATTATAGTTGTGGAGAGCACTGTGGTTAGTTGTATCTGTAAAAAATGTGGGACACATTTTGAAAAATCTAAAAATGAATATAATAGAAAAATTAAATTGGGAACTCCATTTTTTTGTAGTTTAAAATGTTCCAGCAGTTCTCATGATACTTCCTACTTGGATAGTTGGAGAAAAAGTGAAACTAACAAAAATTTTATAAAACAATTTAGTGGGAGTGATAAAGATGCCTATTCTCCTTTTAGAGAAACTCTAAAAAAAGTTAGAAGCAGGAGTAAATCTAAAAATAGAGAATGTAATATTGATTTGAATTATCTGAAAGAAGTGTGGGAAATGCAAGAAGGAAAATGTCCGTATCTAAAAAGAAAATTAGTTCTTCCATTAACTGACCAATCTCACGATAAATCAAATCCAAATTTAATTGCTAGTTTAGATAGAATTGATAGTTCAAAAGGATATGTAAAAGGAAATATACAATTTATTAGCACAACTTTAAATTTTGCTAAAAATAAATATACTGAAAATGTACTCTTAAATTTGATCGAAATGTGCTCTACCATATGATATGGTGCAAAATTTGGCATTAAGTGGACGATTTTTAAACTGGCACAAGGTGAGGCGGCAGATCCGGGATTCTCCATTATCATACTGGCATGACCACAAAACCTCAAATGAAAAACACACACCTTGAGCATCCTGAAGACAGCATCCTAACGGGAAACTTAGAAGTATTAGATTGGTTCGTGACTCCAGGTCAACTGTCTGTAAAAATTGATGGTTCTCCCGCTATTGTCTTTGGCACCAATCCTGCCAACGGTAAGTTTTTTGTTGGCACCAAATCTGTCTTCAACAAAATTAAAATTAAAATCAACCATTCTCATGAAGAAATTGGCCAGAATCACACGGATAAAGTTGCGTCTATTCTTCATGCTTGCTTTGATCACCTGCCTGTCACAGAGTCTATCTATCAGTGCGACTTTATTGGTTTTGGCGGTTCTGATACTTATTGTCCCAACACCATCACTTACAAGTTTCCTGAGATAGTTGCACAGAATATTATTATTGCACCTCATACTTGCTATTATGCTGAGAGTGATCTTCGTGATGCAGTAGCGATGCCTGACCGTGCAATCTGGTATGATACTGAGTCCGTCAAGTTTGTGAAACCTGAAGCGTCTATTACTTCTGGTGCTGAGAATTTTGAGGATCTGGAAGAGATTTGTGAATTTGCTAAATGTATTTCTGGCGCAGTGCAGTTTGCCACTCTCAAAGAATCTGCCCAACTGAAAAAGGAACTCAATGCTTGTATTCGTGAAGGTAGGGAGATCAATCCTGATGACTTTGAAAACAAGAACTTGATCAATTTCTGGAAATTGGTAAAGTCAATTAAAGAGGATGCTTTATACCTCTGCCGTAACAATGGTCCTGAGGCATATATTCAGAATGATCAAATTGACGCTGAAGGTTATGTGATGACTAATGAGTTTGGAATGTTTAAATTGGTCAACCGTGAGGTGTTCTCTCACGCTAATTTCACAATCCAAAAGAATTGGTAGTCATAAATATAAGTATATTTTATTGTTTATGAGTATTTTGAATACGGAAAATTGGAATAGGAAATGAAAAGTTTTTCTAAATTTATAACCGAAGCAACCAGTAAAGCAGTTCAACAGGCAACTCGTATGGGTCTTGTTACTGATGGTCATGGTGGATGGTACAATAAAGGTACTGGCGAATTTACCGCCAAAACCTTTCAGGGACAATTAAAGTTCTATAATAAGCGCCAAGTAATTGGCGGAAAAGATCCTGCTCAAAGCGAACAGGAAAAAAATCTTTCCCAAACATCTTATTCTCAACCTGCCCCTCAACAACAGGTACAAGAACCACTTCCACAGGAGCAGGTTCCTCAGGATCAAGTTCCTGTAGATCAGCAACAAGTTCAAGAACCACTTCCAAAAGAACCATTTACTCCACCACCAGTTGAAAAAACTTTGGGAACTTTGACAATTGCTTTTGGTCGTTTTAATCCACCAACAGTAGGACATCTTCAATTGATGGATACTGCGGCCGCGGCCGCAGAACAGGATCAAAGTGATTATATGATCGTCCCTTCTCGTTCTCAGGACGCAAAGAAAAATCCTTTGGATGCTGATACAAAAATTTTCTACATGAGAAAAATGTTCCCTCAACATAGTGAGAGAATTTATAATGATGTGAATATGAGAACCATTTTTGATGTTCTCAAAAAGGCACATAATGATGGGTATTCGAGTGTAAGAATTGTTGGTGGATCTGATAGAGTTAAAGAATTTGATAAATTGGCGAATAATTATAATGGAAATCTTTACCAATTTGACAATATTGAAGTAATTTCTTCTGGAGATAGAGATCCTGATTCTGATGGAGTAGAAGGAGTTTCTGCATCAAGGATGAGACTTGCTGCTGCAGAAGGAGATTTTAAAACTTTCCGTGCTGGACTTCCTCCCGAAGTTTCTAGAAAAGAAGCACTGGAACTTTTTGATGTTCTTCGTCAATCTATGGGAATTGAAGAAATTCAACAAGAAGGATATGATGTTTGGGAAATTGCCCCTAAATTTGATGCAAATTCTTTGCGTGAGAATTATATTTCCGAAAAGATTTTTCAAATTGGACAATTAGTTGAAAATTTAAATACAGGCCTTGTTGGGCGTATTATTCGTAGAGGAACTAATTATTTAATTTGTGTTACTGAAAGTGGAATAATGTTCAAATCATGGATTAAAGATATGATGGAAACTAAGAAATATACTGAAGTTAGTATGGACAGACAAATGAGAATGCCTGGAAAAAGAAATACATTAATTGGAACAACTGGGTATTTTTTAAATGCATCTGAACAAACACCAGGTGCCATTGGAACTGGTGCAAAGAACTTGCAGCAGGGTGGAAAAGCATATGGTATTAATTTCATAAATAGATTTAGAAAAAAGTAAGTATTAAATTTTCCAATGACTACTAAAATTTTTGAAGAACTTCCTTCTAGAGATAATAGACCCGCATCTTCTGGAGCAGAAAGATCTGGACCTACTAATATGAAGGAAAAGATGGAGAAAAAAGTTCGTCAAGCAGTTTATGATATCCGTTATCGTGCAAGAAGAGAGGGTGTGGATATTAAGCAAGCATATTCTCAATATATGCAGAATAGTAGTTTGAATGGTCAGGAAAGAAATATGGTAAAAGCAAAGATTTTTGGTACTGGAATGAGAGAAGATTATAATATTGAAGAGTTTGCATCAAGTTCTGTTGCAAATGCACTCTTTAAAGTCTTTGTTCAAGGTGTAGAAAAAGAAGAATCTAGTCTTGGTGAGGAATATCTTCAAGAACTTAGAAATGGTCCTGATAGGAAGTATAAAGTAAGAGTAACCGATAAAAACGGAACTTCTTATGTTCGTTATGCAACTCGTGATAAAATTAGTGACCTTCGCGCCAATCCAAATATTGAGTCAGTTGAAATGACTGAGTATGGCGAACCTTATGAAGGCGAAAGAACAAGTGGGGACAGAACTGCGGCCGCTAAGGCAGGTAAGGATTATGATGGCGATGGTAAGGTTGAATCTGGCGCCAAGGAACATGCTGGTTCAGTTCATAATGCAATTCAGCGTAAAAAAGGTGGAGTTCCTGATGGTAAGGATACTTCAAGTGTAAAGGAAGATGTTGATTTCATCGAAGAGGATTTTATTGAAGAAAAAAAAAATTCAAAGAAAGGTGGAAAATATTATAATGTGATGCGTGGAAAAAATACTGATCGAGTAAAACTTTTTCCAGAAGTAGGTAAATCTTATAATGAAGAATTTTTTCCAGAATCTGCAGTGAGTACCGCCCAACAAAAATTCATGGGAATGGTTCATGCTTATAAGAAAGGTGAAATGAAAAATGCTTCACCAGAAGTTAAAAATGCTGCAAAGGAAATGAGTGATACTGAAGCTAAGAAATTTGCTTCCACTAAGCATAAAGGTCTTCCTCAGCATGTTAAAAAGGAAGTTAAAGAAGAAACTGCTTGTGATTCTTCTGAACCACAAAGAGATATAAGAGGTGATTATGCTAAGAAAGAGATAATTAAAAACAGACTAAGATCTGGTCTGGGTGTTAAGAATCCTATCGTAATGACTTCTAATGAAGAAGATGTTAAAGAAGATCTTCAAGCAACAGTTAAATCTGGTCTTGATGTTGCTACTAAATTTATGAAAACAAATCCTGTAGGTAAAGCAGCCTCTGCTGTTCTTGCTCCTGTTGGTACTGGAAGAA